AAAATGAGGCAAGGAGTTTAATCCAACAAGCCGAAGAACGGGCAAAAAAAGGATTATTATTACAAAAGAAATTATTAACAAAGAGTATCCAATCTGAAACCCTTAAAAAGGTGATAGCGTGGGCATTAAAAAATCAACAACAGGCAGAAAATGGAGATGTTGTGGGATTAGCACAATTATTAGACTACCTAAAATCCAAACTAAAGGCCGGCAAATAAAACTTTTCAAAAAAATGATTGATTACAAGTTAGCTAAAAAATTAAAAGAGGCGGGTTGGAAATATCATTTGCCATCTGAAGGTAAGGAAAATTGGGATGGGAAAGTAGTGATATTTAAAGATGGTGGTGCGGCATTACCCACCCTTTCTGAATTGATTGAGGCGAGTGGAGATGGGTTCGTTTCTTTAACTCATTTTGATACTACAAAAAAAGATGCTTGGCGGGCAGAACAACATACTCCAATGGGAATTTTAGAAGAACGAGGCAACTCTCCCGAAGAAGCAGTCGCTAAATTGTGGTTAGAATCAAAGGCAGATAATAATTAAATAAAAAAAATGGAAAATGAAGAACGAGAAATGCAACAAAGAATAAAATGGGGGCAATTTAAAAAACTTAACTCATTAAAGATATGAACAAAAAATACCAAATAATTTATGCTGATCCTCCTTGGAGTTATCAGAATGGTGGAATTCCACAAGGGGGGTAGACAAAGAATATCCTACTATGAAGATAGAAGATATTAAAAAATTACCAATAAATGAATTAGCAGACGATATTTGTGTTCTTATGATGTGGGCTACCTTTCCACAACTCCAAGAAGCACTAGATGTAATAAACTCTTGGGGATTTAAATACAAAACTCTTGGCTTTAGTTGGTTAAAAACTAACAAAGACGGCTCACCTTTCTTTGGTATCGGATATTATGCGAAATCAAATCAAGAGGTTTGTTTATTAGCAGTGAAAGGTAAAGCTCATTCATTAGTTAAAAGTAATTCTGTTTCTTCATTTGTAAGCACAAGTAGAACAAAACACAGTGAGAAACCTCATATTTTTAGAGAAAAGATAGTAGAGTTATTTGGAGATTTACCCCGCATAGAACTCTTTGCCCGTCAAAAAACTGAGGGCTGGGATGTCTGGGGTAATGAAGTAAAAAGCGATATAGATTTAGGTGCGAGTAGCAACGAGCTATAAAAGCTAAGGAGTAAATAATTAAAACCAAATAACTATGGATAATAAAAAAATAGAGAAGGTAAGCACTATTAAATTGCGAAAAGGTCAAAAATGCTGGCTATGTAAAAAGGAAATAAAATGAGATATATTTTAGAAGCCGACACCAAAAAAAGTGAAGGCATAGTAGAAGAGTTTTATACGAAGAATAAATCAGTTAAATTAGTTGATAGTTATGACCCGATTGAAAAATTGAGCAAGGAAGTAGAAAAAG